GCCTTCTCATATTGCAAGTCATAGTCAATCATATTATGCAAATCTAGTTCTGTAGGCAACTTAGTAATGAACGAAATCACATTGGATGACATTCGATTCGGTTGTCTCATGTTTAGGAACTTGATTTTATCACCCTCTTGTATAAGAGGATACTTATTATTAAGTTTGTTCATTTTAGTATAGTGGTTGTAAAGCAATGCACCTTTACAATGCATAGGAACACCTTTAGTAAAGATACCCGAACTACTACTCCACTTCTTTAGTCCATTAACAGAACGAGGAAATGCAATCTCTTCTGGTGGAAGTTTCATAAACTCTTCACGAAACTCTTGGATGAATGTGTTTACATCCTTCTCCGAACCAGACATGATAATCTTCAGTGCCTCTTTAATTTTGTCACGACAAGGTGCAGGCGTAGATGATTTAACTGCTTCGATACCCATGATTTTAAGTTTAGGTTCTTGATAACGAACACCTTCGATATCCCATGCATTAAGAATGTATCTTTTCTTTGCAGTCCAGATACCCTTATCTGCAATAACCTCTCTTGCCATTTGCATCTTTTGGTCATATGCATTTACATAAGAAGCAAGAGCTTGATAACTCTTATCAATAAAAGGTTCAATTTTCTCTTGAGCAACTCTATCAAGGAAGTCCACCGCCCTCCCACGATACGAACTCTCCGACTCATCTGTTCTTTTTTCAAGCACAGTATTAACCAACTTGTCAAAAGTAATGTATACCGAATCTGTATCCGATGCAATAACATAATCTTCTCCATTCGTTTTTAACAATTTGTTTAGATACAAATTGATGGACTTCTCAATCCAACGTATAGAAAATTGTCCCGATGTCGTAATACCCTCTGCAATCCTCAAATCATAATATCTAAACCACTCATTACCAATCGCACCATAGGCTGAGTTTAGTGAAATCTTTCTTGCCATCTGAATATTCTGAAACCTTGAAACATCTTTTAAGTATTTAGCATCTTTGGTATCTTCATATTTCTGTTTGGCATCTAACATCTATTTCTTATAGATGGTACGGTCATTATACATCTCTTGCATCATCTCAGGCAAGAAACCCAATTTGTCTTTACTGAACAACGCACCGTTTGGTGTCATCGTTACATTGTTTGGAAGCATGTTTTTGATATCAAACTTTTGTGCAATCAAATCATCAACAGATGAATCACCAAGATTAAGTTGTTTTGCCAACAAAGTCTCTGGTGAAATATTGTACTGCATAATTAAGTGTGGATATAGAGAATTCAAGTCAAAAGACATAACCCATTTGTGTTGTCCTACTTGTGGTTCTTTTACATAAGCACCAACATACTTCTCACCCTTGGATTTGTGTCCAAGTTTTTGTGGAATGATAATCTTACTTTTTAGTAGATGATTGTAGATTAGAACATCCCAATACTTAACAGACGTAAACGAATCAGATACGTTTACCTTTGCCTCATACGTCATAGTTAGAATCAAGTCGATGAGTTTCATCTTCTCATCAAGTCTGTCTACCAGTTCAACGTCTTGAATATTGTAGTCTAGGAAAGACTGATAGTCTTTAGTATACCAATCACGAAAAGTCTCATATGGATTATCATCCTTGCGTTGTCCTAGTTCGACAAATGCAATATGGTCAAGTCGATATGATTCTTGATTAGTATAAGTAAATTTACGATATAGTTGTAGATAGTCAATGTTCTCAACACCAAGAATATTGTAGACTTGGTCTTTCTTACCGAAACCAGAACCTACCATTCTTGCATCAACAACACCCCAAGGCGATAGACGTTTCATTGCGTCCTCACCCATTTGAGATTTGATACGGTTACAGATATATGGAATATCAAAGAACTCTGTATTCCAACCAGTAATAATATCTGGATGGTCAGATTCCCACCATGCAAGGAACTGTGCTAGAAGTTCACGTTCAGTTGCACATTGAATGTACTGAACATCTTCTCTATCATTTTTGTATTCATGCAATCCCCAAACTTTGATACGTCCAGTGTCATGGTTTTTGATAGTAATAGATAACATTGGTTCTAATGCTTGGTCAGCATTAGGGAAACCGTTCTCACATTCTACCTCAATATCAATAGTGACAATACGCATTTGCGAACTGTCGAATTGTATTTGTTTGGGATATTGTTCTGCGATATATGTGTAAGGAAACTGTGTCATACCGAATACGAGATGCGGTTGACTTTGATACAGTTCTACGAATTCCTTTGCCTCCTTGATGGAGAGGAATTTCATTGGATTGACATTGTTGCCATCCAGAGTGGTGTAACCAGTGGGTTTCTTTACAGGTACAAAAAGAGTGGGTTCGTATTTAACCTTGTAGTTACTACGAACACCATCCTTTACTGCACGAACCAATAGTTGATTGCCCCACTGGGCTACGTGTGTGTAAAAGTTCAAGACATTTTTCCTTATCAAAGAGTTTCATTATATACGGTTTAGGGGTGAATGTCAAGAGAAAAGTGGTAATTGTTCCTCACTTGAGAAGTGTTTATCAATCATATCAATAATATCTTGAGAATGTGCAATCTTTGATAATTCACATTCTACCGCTTCTGCAATATCAGAGTGTTCCCCAATACCAGCAGGATTCTTCATATAGACTGCAACATTTGCTTTATGCAATGCAATCTTACCTTCATTATGTTTCTTTATTGCTTCGAGTAGTGTCATTATTTTTCCTTTACCAATTATTACGGTTTAAGAATGTTCTCAGAATATCTTGAGTAACACTCTTACCTTTTGTAGACCTTTCAATTCCGCCAAACCCTGGCATACTGTTTATCTCCAGTATATATGGTTGTTCCTTCTCTCTATTCTTAGAGGGAAGAAAGTCTACTCCAACCAAATCTCCTTTGCAAAGTTCTGCAGCTTTGATAGAATCCTGTTTTTCAATTTCAGTTAATTCTATCTCTTCTGTCTCTGCACCTAATGATGCATTACTCCTTGCATCGCCATCAATTACAATTCTTTTCATCGCCGCAATTATTTCTCCGTTGAGTACAATAACTCTAACGTCATAATCGACTTTTATATACTCTTGTGCAACAAGGTCAATATTCTTACTTAACAGTGACAACATCTGTACTGTTGGGTGTAGAGAACGCATAGATTCTACAATAACAACACCAACACCAGTTTGTGAACCACTGGACGCTTTTAAGATAATAGGGAACTTCATTCCTTCTACTGCTCTTTCAGCATCATCCGAATATGTTATTGGAACAGTTACAGGTGTCTGTAACCCATTCTTTCTGAACAACTCATTACAATAATATTTACTTGTACATATGTCCCAAGTTTCTAGGGATGGAATAGTTTTAAACCCAGCATCTTCTAAGAGTCTAATCATATCCACCCATCTTCTATTTGTAGTAAATCCAAGAGTACCCAATCCTCTAGGGAAAATCAGTGTATCTTCTGGACTAATCTCAAATGGTTTTTGATATTCTGTTTTGCCATCCTCACTAGGTTTGATTGCTTTACCAGTTTTATCAAAGTCAAAAGAGTTGATGTACATCTTCCCATTCTTCTCTGATATAAATCCACCAGAATACTCAGCATTGAATAACTCAATACCAACCTTCTTTGCAGCATCAATCATCAACTTAACATCAGGCCTGTCTTGTTTTCCCACATCTCTCAAGTTTTCGTGAGAGTTGTGAAAGATTACAAGTTTATACTTTTGCTCTTTTGGTTCTTCAGTGATGAATTGTGAGAATTTTTGTGTCAATTTAAACTTCTCTTTTTTTACCGATATTGTATTTTGTTTCTAAGTCCCACTCGTTCTTTTCTTTAAACGCAATCACTTTGATTTGTGATAGTGGTGCTTTGGGTTCTGCTGTACCCATAAGTTCAATCAAACCCCAATCACTTAGAAGTGATGCAATAGAGTTTCTACGTTCAATATCGTTCTGATTTATGTTTGTGTCTTTTCCATCAAGAGCGAATAACTCTTTGAAGTGTACGATATAGTATCGTCCTTGTTTATGTAGGATATGACACGACTGATAGAGTTTTCTCTCCTTGCGAGATGCAACTCCAATACGACTTAATGTCTCACGAACCTTTAGAAAGTCATCTGGTTCTTTTAATTTTACTTCGAGCATCCTCTCGGGCTGCCAATCAATTTCATTCATTTTCTTCCACCTTTATTCAAACTACTTTTTATAGTATTAATTTGTTCATTATCAAGTATTTTCAGAGCAGCCTTTGCTTTTTCATTACTATAACCAAAATACTCTTTTACATACTCTAAATCTTTTAACTTACTCGCTTTCACCCAAGGAGCATATCGTTTCTTAGACCTAATAGTATTTAGTAAAAAATCATATTGTAGTTTTGAATCAAGATGATGTCTCATATTCATCTCATTCACCAACATTATAGTATCGTTAAATGGTGCAAGACATTTGTTGATAATGTAGGGGGAATACTTCTTTTCCCACATAGGGTCATCTGAGTCTAGCAGATGTTCCTTTGTTTCGTTTATGGATTTGAGATAATGTTTAAGTTCATAACTCATTTGAATTGAACCTGTGTCATAATCTCAATCATAAATGCAAGCATATTGATTTCTTGGTCTGCAACGAATGCTGACTTATAAGAATAGTCTGCTGTTGCGAGAACAAGATGTGGCACAGTTTGTGGTTGGATATCTTCATAAAGTGCATCGTAAACCTTTCGGTACATACGGGCAGGGTCATTATCAAGATTATTTGCAACCCACTTACGAATAGACTTGAAGTCTTTCTCTTTGAGGAAAGTTGTCAAGTCCTTCATATTTGTTTCTGATATATTAACAAGTATACCACTGTCAATCATACCAGATACAGAATACCTTTGCAGTTCGTTTAGAACTCTACGCCAGTCTGGGAAATACTTTTCCACAATACCAGCAACTGCTTTAGGTTGATACTGGACACCCTCTTCACCTAGAATAGTCTGAACTCGTTTGAAGAATTCTCCAGCGAGTTTAGGTTTCTCTGTAGTAGGAATACGAAATTCAACCACAGAACATCTAGAGTGAAGAGGGTCGATGATTCGATTTTTGAAGTTACAGGTAAGAATAAATCCACAGTTCTTATGGAACTCTTCAATGAATCCACGCAACGCAGGCTGTGTAGATTGAGGATTTAAGTAGTCTGCCTCATCCAGAATAACGAACTTACGATTACCGTCCATAGAGACAGTAGAAGCAAAGTTCTTAATCTTGTTTCGCAGTACATCAATACCCGATTCTTCAGAACCGTTTATCATCATATAAGTAGCGCCTAGTTCCTCAAGCATCGCTTTTGCAACCGTAGTCTTACCTACCCCAGGCCCGCCAGTAAGTAGTAGATTTGGAATCTTCCCCTCATCTACAAAGGTCTGGAAAGTCTTTTTCAAATCATCAGTAAGAATACACTCACTGATTTTTGATGGGCGGTACTTCTCCACCCATAACATCACATCATTCATAATATAAAACTCCTAGTTGGGATTAAGCTTGTTCTAAAGCAATAAAGTACTCTACAGATTTGTTCACATGTGCGAAATGTGAAATACCCTTTGCAGATACCTGTACTTTATAATCACCACCTAGTAGTTTTAAGTTTTCAACTTTAAAAAAGTATGTGAAGTCAGTTGGTGAATTATCACCGACTTTAATACTGAAGTCGTTAGAAGTTTCGTTCTTACGGTCAGTAACAGTCAATTCAATATCACCACCAGCAGTTCCTTTTAGAACTACATCTGGAACACCAAGTACTGCACTCGCTTTTGAGATTGCATTAAAGGTGTCTTGTGTAAACGTAAACTCTACGTCTACTGAAGGCATAGTGATTTCCGTTTTCGGAGTAGTCACTACGGATGGGTCACTAAAGAAATACTTCAGTGAACTACCACCGCCTTCTTCGTTCAATCGTACCGATTGGTCTCCAAAGTCCAATGTAGGACTCTTAAACAGCGACATCGCTGAGAGGAATTCATTCAAATCGTAGATTGCGAATTCGTTGTCGAATGTGTCTGGGATAGTTGCTTTCGCCACAATGTTTTTCATCGCTGACATTGTGTTTATCACATTACCAGATTTTACCAAAAGATTTTGGTTAATTGTTGAGAAGTTCTTTAGAACATCTCTGGTATCATTACTAAGTTGCATAATCATTTATCTCCATTTATATCGTGATTGTGTAATGCCATTATACCATAATGGATTACTTTTAGCAAGTCATTTCTGTTCTTGCCGTCTTTTTTTCCGTACCGTTGACTATACTTTAATATATTCCCGATACAAAAACCTTCGCCATGTCCAGAGTCCATAATAAACTCCGTGGCCTGAAACTTGTTTTGTGAGTAGTGTGCAGAGTATGTCTTATCAATGTATACTTGCATTTCTTTAGAATTTTATCTTCTGAGTATTTGTAATCAATAGTTTTCAAATTGTACATCCTATAAGTTGGGTAGGGGGCGAACCCCCCACCGCAGATTGATTAGCTTGAGTAAGAGTAATCAGTACCCGATAATGCTTTAAGTCCAGCAGCAATTACACCTTTAGATGGTTCACCCATTCTATATGCAGTTTTGCCTTTGAAAGTATTCACATAGATACAGTTGCCTTCGCTTCTCAGCGTGTCAATCATTGCTCTAGGTGATGTCAAATCGAGTTTAGTTCTAAGAGTTTCCCATGTGACGTTCTTACCAGTTTGTAATAGTCTTAGGGTCTTTTCTCTTTTAGTTAGTGCTTTTCTAGCCATATTATCTCCATTATTAAAATTCAATCACCAGTAATTTGATGATTAATACACATCATACACTAAAATGGGGGGATTGTCAAGAGATTTTTCCCCCCACAGTAAATTACTTGATTTTAATCGTTTTAGGTTTCTTTTCCTCTGGAACGATACGTTCAAGTTC